AAGAGATGCTTGCAGAGCCTTTTGCAACTAAAGATGGCGAGTTCTTCCAAGTTCTTGCTTCTGCTGATCAGATTGAAGTCTTCCGCAATGACGCAGATGTCAAGGAAGACCTTCTCTATCTCTCAGCTGGTAGTTTCAAGCTCGGTGAAGAGTCCATAAGTGGTTATCAGTTCATGGGATATCGTGGTTTTGCTTTTGGTATTGACCAACAGCCTCTCCGCGCCACTGCAAACGTCGATGGTGTCTTGACACTGGTTAACCCAATTGTTTCGACTGCCGTTACGAATGGTTTTGCTCAACGCCGCAATCCTGCTTGGGTTTCTGCGCCTTACGAAGTCATGTTCGTTATCGCTGGTGAAGCATTCAAGCGTCTCGTTCCCGAAAACTACGTTGGCGAAGGAACATTCAAGTTTGCTCCTCAACTCGCCATGGGTGAGCTGGAGTGGACTTATTTCCGCGACAACGATTGTAACCTGTATGGTGACTATGGTCAGCATATCTATCAAATCCAACGCGCTATTCAACCTGTTAGACCACAAAACGTGTGCGCCATTGTCTACAAGCGTTGCCCATTTGATGGAAATCCTACGCCTTGCGTTTAATTAGGTAGGTTGGTATCGGTGGCAGTGTTATTAAGTTGACACTGCCACCTCATCAGCTTACAAATTAAATTATGGCAAACACACCTTCAATTCTTGATACAGCAAAGTATCGCCATCTTGTTCTTGATGGAGTAAATAGTATTTCAACAGCACTTGCTGATATTCAAGGGTTTCAAATTCCAGAATATGATGAGCTTGCTTTAACTTACTACGGGTCAACAAACAACATTGCTACTGTTGTTTATAAAAAAGCATCTGTTGTTGTAGCAACATTGACGCTGACATATGCTGTTCAGCCTCCAGTTTCTAATGACGCAAATCTTGTTAAAGTAGCAATTTCTTAATATGGCACTTACATTTAATCCTTTTACTGGTAAACTTGATTTTACTGGGAGTCAATCAACCGCCGCAATTGGAGCTACTGGCGCGACTGGCCCAAGTGGAGGCCCAACTGGTGCTACAGGTTTCACTGGAAGCACTGGAGCAACTGGTATTGGCGCAAGCGGAGCCACTGGCGCAACTGGTTTAGTTGGTGCAACGGGATTAAGTGTAATAGGAGCTACTGGCGCAACTGGAGCTGGCGCGACAGGAGCTACTGGAATCCAAGGCCCGCAAGGAGCTACTGGTGTTGGTGCTACTGGATTGACTGGCGCAACTGGACAAACCGGAGCAACGGGACTTACAGGTTCGACTGGTGCAACAGGAGTTTCTGGTGATCAAGGTTCCACAGGAGCAACTGGACTTTCTGGATCAACAGGTGCAACTGGAATTTCTGGTGGCGTTGGATCAACTGGTGCTACTGGTATTGTTGGTTCTACAGGGGCTACTGGAGTAGTTGGAGCAACTGGATTAACTGGCGCGACTGGAGATGTTGGATCAACAGGATTGGAGGGTGCAACAGGTTTGACTGGCGCAACTGGCCCTTCTGTATTGTGGAATTTTCTAGGTGCATGGGATAGCAGTTTGCTGGTAAATCTTGAGGCATTTTACAAATTAAGTGATACGTCTGATTCTTCTGGGAACGGAAATACCCTTACTAATATTGGAGGAGTTACTTTTGCACCCGGTAAAATTGGAGATGCCGCTATCCTTGATGGTTCAACTCAATTTTTGTTTACCACAATTCCAAAAACTGTCAGTGAATTGACAGTTTCTGCGTGGGTTAAAGCATCAATTTCTCAACAAGATTGGGCCTGCATAACAGACGTTGGTAATAGCGAGTTTAATTTATTTTCTCAAACTGATGGAAGTGGAATTTTGTCATTGTACGCTGGAGGTGGTGTTAATGCTACATCATCTAGTATTTTAGATAATACTTGGCATCACGTTCTTGCGACTTGTAATGCTATTGGAGATTTAAAAGTTTACGATAATGGGACGTTGGTTTTAGATGGTGTTAATATTGGATCAACTTCATTTGATTTAAGTTCAGTTGGATTTTTTATTGGAGCAGATTCTGTTCCAAGCGAAAACACGTTTTTTAACGGACAAGTTGATGCAGTAGGTATCTGGGGTCGCGTATTAAACAATGCAGAAAAGACGCTTCTTTACAATGGTGGATCAGGATTGGAATTACAATCTCAAACCTACAATGTTGGAGATGTAGTTACATATGGTGGAGAAACATGGTACTGCATTCAAAACGCGCCATCTGGTTTTGGCCCATTCGGAGCATACATTGACGTTTATTGGACTTTGATTGCACAGATGGGAGCAACTGGAGAAACGGGAGCTACTGGATTACAGGGGAATGAAGGGCCGACACCTTGGACGTTGCCTGCTACAGTATATGACAATGGAGTTTCATATAACATTGGCGCAGCAGTTACTTATCAAGGCGGATATTACTACAGAACTGGGAATCCACTTAACCCCGGTTATCCTCCAGAACCGGGTGTAATTAGTGCTTCATGGACACCAGTTGCTGATGGTGGTTCTACTGGGCCAATTGGAGCGACTGGTATAGGATCGACGGGAGCAACTGGAGTTAGCGGAAATGATGGCGCGACAGGTGCGACTGGGCCTGCTGGAGCAACTGGCCCGGCAACTGGTGCAGCAAGCGGGGATTTGTCTGGAAATTATCCATCTCCATCAGTTGTTAAACTCCAAGGAAATGCGGTTTCTTCTTCCGTCCCATCAAGTGGACAAGCATTGCAATGGAATGGTAGCGCATGGGTTCCTGGTGCTATTCCTACTGGTGGTTCTGGCGGTGGTGGATTGGTTTATTATCTAAATTATCAAAATACTACTGGAATTTCCCCAACTACTGGACTTCCAACTTCACCTGTTGCTGTATCGCAGTTTGGTAGAAATTACGACATTGGGTCTGGATCAATTACGTCTGGTAATTTAACGAACGGATCATACTCGCTTGTGTGCGGATTTGTAACAATTGCAACAGAACCAAATGTAACAACTATTCCTGCTGGATTGTGGGACTTTAATATTTGGGCAGAGGTATCAAGCTCATCTGGAAATCAAACGCAATTTCAAATTCGTGTTTTTAAATACAATTCAACAACTGGTGTATACACATCGCTTGCTAATTCGGATGACATTTACATATACGATCCCGCAACAATCGCTCAATATATTGGAAACGTAACAATGCCTCAAACTACGATTCTTGCAACGGATCGTATTTACATTGAGTTGTGGGCGCAAAAAAATGTTAGTGGAACAAGAACAGTTTCATTTTATTTTGACTCACTACATCCGTCGCACTGCCACACTACGCTGCCATCTGTTTCTGGTAATGGTGTGGTCAAAGTTGTTAATGGTGTATTTCAATCTCCAGCAAGCACAATTGTTGACGCTGATGTATCTGCTACGGCAGCAATCGCTCAAAGCAAGATCAACGGACTTACAACAAGCCTTGCAGGAAAAGTTGCAAATGGTGGTGGAATTCCAACAGTCATTGAAGTAACGGAATCTCAATACGCTGCTCTGACTCCAGCGCAAGTTGATCAGACTGCTACTTACATTGTAAATTCTACAACAACGCAAAATGCGACAACCTATCAAGGCAAAGAATTTGGTGGTTCAAAACCAGTTTCATTTCTTTCTCAACCAGTAATTGTTGGTAACGCTTCTCCTCTTTCATCAACAATTAACTCTGGTTCAGTTGATTGGGTTCAAGCAAGTCCATTTGATGCAAATAAGTTCTACTTCTCACAAAACATTGGTGGCGGAGCATTAGCCGCAATGTGGCGCGGAACGCTAACCAAAGATTCTGCAAGCAGAATTTCTGGCGGCACAAATAGCTATAGCGGTCAGCAAGCATTGACATATCCTATTTATAGTGGTTCCAAGGGAGGTGGAATTTACGATGCTGATACAGTATTTATTCCAGACGAAAAATATTCTGCTGCGGATGCAAGTTATTACGGAAGAATTGTAAAAGTTGATCTTGCTACTTCAACAACTAGCGATGCTTGGAATTTCCAAACATCAACGCCTGCGGTTTCTCGCGCTGATATTGCAAGCCAACTTTGGTGTCCAGAAGATTGCATTGTTGATCGTGCAAATAATAAGTTGTTTGTCAGTTCAACTTACGCATCAGCAACAACTGAAGGAAGTAGCGTTGCGCGATTCTCGATTGATCCAACAACTAAAGTTTTAACTCCCGATAGTTGGGTTAAAGCTGTAACAGCAAATGGAAGCGGTATTTGTTATATTTCACGAATGACATTGTTGCCAGATGGTTATATTTTTGTAACTAACTACAATTATGTAACGCTTGGATTAGCATTTCAAACTTTCAACGCTTATGGTTCTGCATCTGGAAATGCCGCGTCTGTAGGAATTTCGTTTCCATCAAATAACCTCTGTCAAGGAGTGGCTTTTAAAGCTGACACAAATGCTCCAAGTGGTATCGGTTATATTTTAATTGCATTACGTGCTGGTGCTGATGCTGGTAAAATTTACGCTTTTGATTACCAAGGCGCAGGCGTTTTTAACACAACTGCAACTGATACTGCAAACTTAACAACTATCGCTAAAAGTGCAGGATTGTGGACAAACTTTTACAACCTTGAAATCGGTTCAATTTCTGTAACGGCAGATGGATCAATTTTGTGCGGTATTAGAGCTATCGCAACAACGCCAATTCCTCGCGCAGTTATTGCATTTAATTGGATTCCATACGCAAAATCTGGATCACTATCGACACAAAATCTTGACAACGTAAACATACTTGGTGGATCAATTAGTGGAGTTCGCAATCTTACTCCAAAAGTTGAGTATATTAATGCAACTCGATATTGGTATAAAGACGAACTTGCAAAGTTTATTCGAGTTCAAGCATGGGGTGCTGGTGGTGGCGGTGGTTCAGGGCGCAAAGATTCTACTGCAACAGTAGTTCGTTCTGGTGGTGCTGGTGGTGGTGGAGGGGCATATGTTGACGCATTCATAGACGCTTCATTGATTTCATCTTCTGCACAAACAATTACTATTGGTGGTGGTGGAAGTGGTGGAGCAGCACAAACAACAAATGCTACAAACGGAAATCCGGGAACGGCTGGGGGAACTACGCAATTTGCAAGTTTTGTTTTAGCAAGAGGAGGAGCATTAGGTGGTGGAGGAACTAATGCTGCCGTAAGTGGTGGGGCTGGTATATTAAATGGAAATTCTGGAGGCGGTTCATCTGGGACTGGTGCTACTGGAACTGCTGGCTCACCAAGCACAACTACTGCTCCTGTAGGTATAGCTGGAGTCGGAGGCGGTGGTGGCGGGGGTCTAACAACGGCAAACGCAACGTCTGCTGGTGGAGCAGGAGGAAATGCTTACTATGGCACATTAAACAGTAACGGCGGAATTGCTGGAACTGCTGGTGGGGGTAATGGCGGTGCAGGACTAAATACAAGCAATGGTGTTTATCAAAATGGTTCTGGTGCTGGTGGTGGCGGATCAAACACAACGGGAGATGGTGGCGCAGGAGGAATTGGCGGATATGGTTCTGGAGGTGGTGGGGGCGGAGCATCGCAAAACGGAAACTCTGGAGCGGGTGGCAATGGTGGAAACGGATTTATGATTGTAACAACTTACTACTAATATGTTAGAACGATACGCAATTATTAACGAGGCAGGGAATTGGTTGGAAAACATCATTGTGTTGGAAGAATCTGATGCGATTGGATGGGTTCCAGAAGAAGGAACAATCATCAAACTTGCAAACGATGTTGATTTTACAGCATTAACAGAAAAACCAGAATAATGGATACTCATTCTTTTAATGCAAGCATGGCAGGAATTTTAGCTACAGCAACATCTGTAGGAATTTCATTGTTGCCAGAAGTGGAAGCGTGGTTGCGAATTGTTTCCTTGCTTGTTGGTATTGCAGTTGGTATTGGATCGCTAATTGTTCTTACTAAAAATCTCAATAAAAAATAAATATTGATGAAATATAAATTTGCATTAGCATCACTTGTATGCCTTGCACTTTCAAGTTGCGTTTCCGTGCCAATTCCTCCAGTTGGAAATGATATTGGAAAATACGGCAATGTTCAACTTTCAGTCAATGTAAAATATCTCCCACCAAAACAAGAAATAGATTGGTTCAACCCAATCATCCCACAACCTAAACTATATAAAGATAAATGAAAATCGTAAACTACATCCTTGATCGACTTGCAGAGAATTCAACATGGCGCGGACTTGTATTTGTTGCATCTGCTGCTGGAATTACGCTTGTTCCAGACCAAGCAAATGCTATCGCGGCTGCTGGCATGGCAATTGTTGGCGCAATTAACGTATTTCGCAAAGAGAAAAAATAATCCATGCTTCACAAACTTATCGCCATAGCTTCCGCTGAAGTTGGCGTTAGGGAAGATGGTGGGAATAATCGTGGATCACGCATCCGCGAATATCAATCTGCAACAGAATTAAACTCCGGAGCTTGGCCTTGGTGCGCTGCATACGTTGACTGGGCAATTCGTGAATGGCTTGAAATTCCTCAAGTTATTATTTGGATGAATTTGCAGCGCAGATCACCAGAAGAATGGCGACCAAAAACAGCACTTGCGTATGGCTTAAAATCTTGGGCATTACAGCGTCCAAACACGACTAAAGTATATAATGAAACGCATAAGGCGCAACTTGGTGACATCGTAACATTTGATTTCTCTCATGTCGGATTTGTTGTTGAAGATACTGGCAGCGAAATCGTGACTTTGGAAGGAAATACAAATGGCCGAGGTGACAGAGATTCAACAAGCGGAGATGGTGTATGGAAAAAAATTAGAAAAAAAACACTTGTAAAAGATTTGATTCGCATTCATCCAAGTATTGCATCGATATAAATAAATATGGCTAATATTGCACACAAATGGAAAAAAGTGTTAGCAGTTTCATGCAGTCATGCAAAATACTGCGACAAGGAAGCGTTGGATGCTGTATTGCGGTTCAAAAAAGACTTCAAGCCGCATACAACAATCCATCTCGGAGACTTCGTTGATCTAACCGCTCTGATGTCTGGAGCTAAAGGAGCAAGCGAAGCTGAACCACTGATTCCAGACATTGATACAGGTCTAATGCACCTCAAAATGCTTGGAGCAAATGTTGTTCTTTGCGGTAATCACGAAGATCGAGCATGGAGATTGCGACACAGCAACAATGCAGTTGTAGCTCATGCAGCGCACAAGATTGTTGAGGCTATTGAAGAGTGTTGCAAAAAGCTCCGTGCGCCATTACTTCCTTGGGATGGTGTATTTCAAATGTATGACCTCGCTGACATAGGATTCCAGCATGGCGTTCTTTTCAACGAGATGGCCGCAAGAGACACCGCTGAAGCGTTCTGCAATAGCACAAGACGTAAAATTGCGTTTGGGCATTCGCATAAGGTTTCAATGCAATCTGGACGCAATTTACTTGGAGGAACTGGATACAATATTGGGACGCTTACAAAACGCGCATCTATGGACTACGCAAAAGGACGCAGGGCTACGCTTGCTTGGACTCAAGCGTTTTTGTGGGGCGAGTATTGCGAAGAACTAAAGCAATCAAGCATCCACATCACAAGTCGAGAGCAAGGTCAACAATGGAGACTTCCATGACACCTAACGATTTTTTAAAAGTCATACAAGATAGTCTCAATAAACGATACGAGCCTGTTCCTAATGGTTGGTATTGCACAGATGATTTAATGTCACTTTGGAACTCAGGCAAATCATCAGTTCAAGAAAAAATTAAAGAAGGAAAAAAACTTGGATGCGTAACTGAAAGAAAGTTCTTTGTTAAAAAAAATGGCGGCAGAATGATTCCATACTACAAGTTCCATGAAAAAGAAGATTGTAAAAAAGAAAATAAACGAGAAAATCTGGAAAATAAAATTCGGTCACGCAGGAAAAACTGATGGAGTTGATAATGATGGAATTTGCGACTACGAAACACGAACAATATTTATCAATCCAAAGTCTGGAAGAAGTCTTGTTAATGTGTTGTCACATGAATTACTTCATGCAAGGTTTCCAGATTTAGAAGAGGACGCTATAGAAGAAATGGGAAGTTTGATCGAAGAGGTATATTATCAAATGGCTGAAATATCTTTTGACAGAAATAAATCAAAGAAGTAATCAGTTAGTAGTTTTTTTATGGCAAAATACAATTGGGTTCCAAACCCACAAGGTTCCTCAAATTGCGGATGCGCTCCATTAAATTCAATGGACTGCAATTGGCCATACGTTGGAGCTACAGGGGCTACAGGGGCCACAGGAATTGGAGCGTCTGGAGCAACTGGATTGCAAGGCGCAACTGGCGTTGGTGAACGTGGCTCCACTGGGGCTACAGGGCAAATGGGTGCTACTGGAATTGGAATTCAAGGATTAAGTGGAGCAACTGGTGCTACGGGAGCAGGCGCAACGGGAGCAAGTGGTGTGCAAGGTGCAACTGGTTTGTTCGGTAGCACAGGTGCAACAGGATTAGGCGCAACTGGAGCTACCGGGGTTTCTCCTGTGTTGACAAGGGAAAGTTTTACTTCTCATCCAATTCAAGTTGGAACAATTACATTTTATTATGACTCTGCAGATGTTGGATGGACATACGGATCAAGAGTTCGC